AAAAGAGTTAGAAACAAATCCAGAGTTAGCATATGTAAAAAGTAATTTAGAAACAGTATGTGTACATCATCACAATATATTAGATAATAAAACATTTAATGCAAGCAAGAAAGAAAAGTTTATGAATGAGGAGAGATGGTGAATGGAAACAGATGAAGGGATATTAAAAAGACATTTAGAAAATTTACAGTCAAGTACTAAAGCAGATGATGAGGATGGATGTAAAATAATAGATACAATAAGTAGAATGATAAATATATTTCATGACAATGTATTGGTATCAAATAAAGCAGAATTGATGATTATAGCAAATAATGGATGTATAGATATATATCAAAGAGGAGTGAAATTAAATAATGTCCGTAAAGCAAAATTAGAATACAATACGGAAGAAACTATTAGTTTACAGATAGAACAAAGTATTTAAGAAAGGAATGATAAGATATGCCGAGAGCAAAGAAAGTAAAACCAATTGAGGAAGAATTAAAAGAAAATGAAATCAAAGTAAATGAAGTAGAAGCGGAAGTTGATACAGATACTAAGAATGAAGAAGCGGAAAATATAAGAGAAATGGAACTAGAAATATATAAGAAAGTATATAAGGTTTCAGAACTCCTAGAGCTTACAGAAAAGAAAGACAAGACTTATGCAGAAAAAGAAATTGTAAATAGATTTAGGGAGTTAATGCTTAATTACTATAGAGGAATAGAATATGCAACACTAAGAAACTGTTGTGGTAAAACATACACGGTAGAAGAATTAAAAGCTAGAATAGACTATGACATTATAGATAGAAGATGCAGTAGAGGTAATATGAGGTTCGATAAGGTGACAGTTGATACTGTAATTGCTTATGTAGAAAAATATAATAAATAATATACCCCCATTAAAAACTTTTGCTGATTTTTTTAACCTCTATTGAACGAGGAGCTTTTACATAAAAACAGAATTTTTGAAAAATTTTGCTCGAAGGGAGGGTGAAATTGAAAATGCCTAGGAAAAAAGAAGAAAATCTGGAAATTTATGATGAGTTAGAAAAGGAGCTAAAAGAACAGCTTATAACTAACAATAATTATAATAAAGTTACTAAAGAATTAGTAGAAAAATATATCAAGTATACTAAAATAGAAGACAAGTTAATTAAAGACATTGATAAAAGAGGTGTAAATGTAACTTGGAACAATGGTGGAGGACAGAAAGGCGTTAAAAGAAATGATAGTATACAGGAATCTACCAAAGTTAATGCTCAAAAATTAAAAATACTTGATAAGTTGGGAATAAAAGCACCTGAAACGAAAGCCGATGGTGATGAAGACTATGAAGTATAATCAATATATAGATAGATGGTTTGAAATTGTAGAAAATGAAGAAATACCAGTTTGTGAAGAACAAAAAATGATGGTTAAATGGCTAAAGAATAAGTTAGATACAGAAAATATCATAATCAAAGAAGAAGAAATTGAAAAAGCTATTATAACTAAGGAAAAATGGTTTCCATATCCATTATTGGATTGGGAGAAGTTTTTGGATGCATGCGAATATGGTTTATATTATGAAGATGGTTCATTAGTATTTAATGAGTTTTTTATTGAGGCAGGAAGAGGTTTTGGTAAGAATGGTTATATAAGTACGGAGGCATTTTATCAGACAACTAAACAGCACGGAATTAAGAATTATGATATAGACATAATAGCAACATCAGAAAGCCAAGCAAAAACATCATTCATGGATGTTCATGAATTGATAGAAGACAATCCAAAGCTTAAAAGAGCTTATACTACTACACTAGAAGAAATAAAGAACAAAACTACAAAATCAACTATAAATTACAATACGAGTAATTCTAAGACCAAAGATGGTAGAAGACCACGGACATGTTTTTTTTGATGAAATACATGCCTATGAAGATTATAAAAACATTAAAGTACATACATCAGGTGGAGGAAAAAAGCCAAACTTTAGGATAACATACATAACCACAGATGGAGATATAAGAGACGGAGTTATTGATGATTACAAAAAAGAAGCTAGAGATGTTTATACAGGTGTAATCAAAGATTCAAGAACTCTTTTTTTTATATGCAAACTTGATAACGAAAAAGAAGTAGAAAATCCTAAAAACTGGATTAAAGCTAATCCATCTCTTACTGTATTTAAGGATTTAATGATTACTATGATGACTGAATATAAAAATGCATTGAGAAGACCATCATTGTATCATGAGTTTCTAACTAAAAGAATGAATATTCCACACCAAGATGAAACAAGAGTAGTCGCTAAGTGGGAAGATATTGTTGCTACAAATCAAGAAATACCAGAATTAGAAGGAGAATCTTGTATTGGTGGATTAGACTACGCAAGCGTAAGAGATTTCTGTGGAGTTGGATTACTGTTTAAGAAAAATGGCAAGAAAATATGGCTTTCACATACATTTATAAATCGCAATAGTCCACATCTACCATTAGTAAAAAAAGAAGTTATTGAAGAAGCTGATTCTAAAGGCGAAATTACATGGTTAACAACACCAACAATCCCGCCAGAAGTTGTAGCACAATGGTTTATAGACAATATGGCAAAATACAATATTATAGCAATAGCAATAGATAAAGTAAAAGCTAATTATTTTATAGAAGCATTTGAAAAGGTAGGATTAACATTAAGAACAAAAACAAATAAAACTGGCGAAATAGTAATAGTACGAAGTGGTGAGTTCACAGATACAATGGTTTATGGAGTTTTAGAAGATTGGTTTTCAAATCATACACTAATTTTTGGCGATAGTACATTAATGCGATGGTATGTAAATAATACAGCCGTAGAACCTAGAAAAAATGGAAATAAAGCATTTATAAAGATAGAACAACAAAGTAGAAAAAATGACGGATTTATGGCATTTACACATGCAACAAGTATACAAAGTGAGTTGAAAGAAACTCAAACTATAGATGAAGATTATTTAAAATCTTTTCTAAAAGCATATTAAGGGGGGTGACGTTTTGAGTTTTATAGAAAACGCAGCAGAATACATGCGAAGATGGTTTAATAAGGATAATGAAATATGTTTAAGTCAATGTATAGATTTGATAAATGATACTTGCTACAAAGAGTTAGGGTTACGAAAAGTAATTTCTTTGTTAGCAAGTTCTTTTGTTAGTACTGAGTTTAGAACATACGAAGAACATGAAGAAGTAAAAAAGAATATGTACTATAAATTTAATGTTTCACCGAACTTAAATTCTAATAAATATGATTTTTACTTTAAGTTTATGCAACAGTTAATAAGAAAGAAAGAATGCTTAATAATAAGAGTAAATGATCAATTATTTGTTGCAGATAGTTTTGAAAAAAAGAAATATGCGCTTAAAAATTATACTTTTGAAAGCGTTGCAATAGATGGATATCAATTAAAAGACAAGTTCTATATGGATGATGTTTTTTATTTTAGTTTAAATGATGAAAGACTTGAGGCATTAATAAATTCAATTGATAATAATTATTCTGAAATATTAAGTGCAATGCAAAATGCATATGTACGAGATAGGTTAAGAAAAATAATTGTTAATTTTGATTCTACTAACAATTTAAATAAAGGTAAAGATAATGATTTGCAAAATTTGATAGATAGTTTAATAAAACCATTTATTGAAGGAAAAAGAAATGTATTAACATTGCCAAAAGGAATATCACTTACTAATTTGGATGAAAAGACATCTAAAAATAGCGAAGATTCTGTAAGTCAGATGAAAGAAGCGGGAAAGGAAATATTTGAGAATATTGCATCGATATTTAATATTCCTGTTGATTTACTTTATGCAAATAAAAATGAATTAAAAGAACAAGAACAAAGTTATATGACACATGCATTTAAACCATTTGCATTAATGTTTAATTCTGAAGTTAATAGAAAAGCATATTCTAAAAATCAATTTATTAAAGGAACATATATGAAAGCAGATTTATTAACAACTGAATTTATAAACTGGTTAAGTAATGCTGAGTCAGTAGAACAGTTATTTAGAATAGGTTTCTCTCATAATCGATTATTAAGCAAATTAGGGGAGGAACAATTACAGGAAGAATGGGCTAATAAATCATATGTAACTAAGAATTATATGACAGTTGAAGGGGGTGAGGAAGAGAATGAAGAATATAGTGAACAAAATTCAACAGTCAGCAAATAACACAGCAGATATTTATATTTATGGAGATATTTGGGACAGTTGGTGGAGTGATGAAACAAACTCAGCAATTTGTTTAAAAGACAAATTACTAGAGCTAGGAGATATATCTGAAATTAACTTACATATAAACTCTCTTGGTGGTGATGTTTTTGAAGGCTTAGCAATGTTTAATTTGTTAAAACAACACAAAGCTACTGTAAAAGTTTACATAGATGGAATAGCTGCAAGTATTGCAAGTGTTATTGCTATGGCAGGAGATGAAATCTACATGCCAAAAAATTCTATGATGATGATTCATAATTGCTGGAC